CTTTGCCATACAGGAGCATATTCATAACGATTGACTCCATCCATGTTCTGCGAGTCATGTTCTTGTTAGGCTCAATGTCTAATTTTCGGGACAGCTCGTTGAATATCCTTGTGTCCCCGCTCTTGCCGTTTTCCATCAGCATTATAGGCATTGACGAAATCAGCGAAGCAATTTTTCTGCAAGCTGTCATGATTTCGGGATTGTCTGATAGTGAGGTATACCCTGCACAGGCTAGACTTTCATCATCGCTGACAAGAAACCCGACCACACTATCGCTATTCTTCGTGGTAGTGCGTATGTTGCCTATTTTGTTTGTTCTGAAGTAATCGAATATGCTCATTTAGTTCCCCACCATTCCCGAGCCTTCTCTCGTTTCTCCATGTTCTCGAGTAATTGCACAGTACCGAATACTGACGCATCGAACAGGTCAATTCGCTGTTCAGGTGCGACTTTTTCATACTGCACCATGTCATCTGTTTTTTCTATCGCCTTTACATTCTGTACGCAGTATTCGTATGCTTCAGAATGTAAGTAATATAGTTTTTTGTCTTTTGCTTTTTTCTCTATGTGTCTGAAGCCCTGCGACTTCACATAGTAATACTGAGGCTGGTCTACGATCCTGAATTTCTTTGCCTTCATAGCCAAGAAAAACTCTCTCGCAAACTTTCTGTCCTGCCCCACTACCTTGATATTGAATCCCGACTTTCGCATATCGCAGAACCAATTAACGATGTCTGAATAATTGACTGTCTCCGAGTTGCACATTGTCAGCCAGCCATCATCAGCCCATCCGAATAAAGGTATGTTGTCCTCATCTGCTTTTCGAGCTGCCTGTGTTATCGGGAAGAACGCATGAGTGATGATTATCATGGTGTCCTTATATTCTCCGACCAATGCGCTTGCGGTAAGGTCATACATTCTAGATAGGTCTGCGCCCCCGTACCAGCTTATTGGCAGCTTTGCGAGTTCTTCAAGCGTCCACTTGTACTCCGAATCTGACCGCCTAAACTCTTCAATGTCAAAGTATGCTTTGATAGCTGTTGTAAATACATTTAGCGATTTCGCCAAAAAGTCTTTGCGTTCCTGCGGATCGTTAAGTGCTTGCAAGGAATCATTTAAAATCTCGTTCGGTCTTATAGTTTCGCCATAAGCAGGATTAGCCATTTCATGTACGTCAGGGTTTGTGAAATCCACATTTCCGTTTTCATCCTGAGGAGCACATGTCATAAAAATAAAATACTGCTCATCTGTTATTGTTCCGTTCAAGACCTTCCTGCAATATTCGCACCTGTTCCCTAAGAAGCCATGTGCGTTGTCTCCTGCCGTACTGATCCCGATAAGAAGCTTGTTGGTATATGCTTTCATTGCCTGTTTAAACAAGTTGTATTGTTTTGCTTTCTTGAAAGCATGTATCTCATCTACGATAGCGATGTTGCAATTCAAAGAGTCCTGTGCATCGGGGTTTGAAGCCAAAGCTCTAATATAAAACGAGCCGTCCGACAGATTCCCTGTCAGAGAATGCTCGTTATTGTTGTCTATTATTTTTACATGTCCGCCATCCTTTGCGTCTTCGCCCATTTTCTTCACGTTGTAATCGAGGAAGTTAAAGCTCTCTAGTGATTGAATCAAGGCTGCTGATGCAATGTATGTTGTCGCACCTGACGCCCTGTACCATATTGACAATGCCCAGCTTAGTGCGGCAGCAAATGATGTTTTGACGTTCTTTCTCGGAATAAAAATAAGAGCTTCATGGAATCGGACTATATCAGTTCCTGCTAATTTGAATCCGAGAAGGTTGTATACGATGAATTTATGAAACGGCAATAGTTTAAACGGCTTTCCTCGGAGCGGTGTACCATCTATGCTCTCGCCCTTCATATGGCACAGAGTCGTTTCAATCAGACCTATGCAGAAGTCGGGAGCTTTGGTGTCTATGTAGTATGCTGGGTTTTCAAGATCTTTGAAAAAACGATCAATAGCCTGTTTTGTCTCAGGACAGGCTTTCTTCCTTCCGTCCCTTATCGACTCTGCATACTCTATAACATCACCCCAATATTTACCCTTTGGCGAGTGCTTCAAGTGCGTTCTCCAATGCTGACTTCTTTGTTACTTCTACTTTCATTGCCGTTTCGTTTATTCTCTTTAGTCCTGCCGGTGTAAGTCCTAAATCTCGCCAATAAGCTAATGCTGTTTTGTTCAGATCATCCACTACAACGAGCGCAGGGTTCTTGACAATGTTTGTGTTGCCACCTTTGTTCGTGTGAGTTACCACCGCATTTGCCCCGCTTGCGTAGTATTTCGCCCTCGCATCATCACGAGCTTCCAAGGTTTCGGCTAATGTGTCGATAACATCGTCAAAGTATTCTCTGTATGTTCCAGCATTTTTACTTGCTTCTGTTATTCTTTCAACCCATTTCTGCTTCTCCATAGGCTGTTTTGCTCCTGTTTTATATCCCCTTTACCCTAAATTACCTTCAGAGTTGGATAAAGGGGTGGGCGCCGTTCCCTAATCATCAGGGTTTTCTGACTAATGAGGGGGGAGTCCCTTGCAAATGAGATTGTCTTGTAACTTTAATCCGATATCAGTCAGCTCATGACTATCTCTGTCATGCATCATGTTATGTGCTTCATTTGATAGGCTTATGAGATTCCACTCGCACCATTGATACTCAGGAAATACTTCTACAGGAAAAATATGATGAACCATTGTCGCTGGTATGCGTCTGCCGTATCTCTTTGAGTATTGGCACATGTAGTTATCTCTCTTTAATATCTTTGCTCTAAGCCTTTGCCATCGCTTACTGTTGTAATCCATAAATTTTAGTTTTAAGCGGTGTTTAAGTTAAAGTTAAGGGATTAATCAATAAAATAGATTTCTCTTGTTATATCGCATTATATGCCTTTATAGCCTGATTTGATATTGACATACCTCTTTTCCTTTTCCTGAGTGATGCTCTTAGCAATATACAGAAACGGAGTATCAAGGATCGCTACCACCATTTCTACTATGCTTGTGCTGAGAGCTATTGTCAGGATCGTTGGAATATCGTATATTCCCCAAAATGCCAAACCAATGAATCCGAAGTTCTCAAGGCAATTGCATACAATGGTCGATACATTATTCCTCAGCCACAATGCCCTGCCTTCCATCTTGTCTTTTATCTTATTGAACAGATAGACATCAGCGAGATTTGAGATAAAGTACATTACTGCACTTGCTATGCTGATCCTGAGGTTTAATGCGAATAATGTCTGCATTGCTCCGTCTGCGTAATCAAATTCACTCGGAGTATATCTCAGCGCAATCTGTGTAGCACATATCAGTACGACATTGGCTGCTAGTCCGATGAATACTGCCTTCTTCGCATCTTCCTTTGAATAGCACTCTGACAGGATATCTGTTGCAAGAAATACGGATGCAAACATTACTGTACCGATTGCCGTACTCAAACCGAATATCTCTGCGTTCTTTGCTGTGATGATATTTGCAAGGATAGTCGCAATAGCTACCCATGCAATGACTCCCTCTCTTTTAAAGATCGCATGACTCAGAATGACCATGCTAAAGACAATAATCACCTCGACTAGTAAGATTAATTCATTCATGTTATTAAGTTCCTCTCGTAGTTTTGTTTAAGCAGGTTATTGCATACTGCTTTTATTATTTGATAACAGTCACATTGAAGTGTGTCCTGCATCCTATGATATGATCTGATACCTCTAGTTCACGAGGCTGATATGTTTCCATCAGGAAATTATATATCTCGTTTACTACATCCTCGATGTTCTTTACTTTGCCGTCTATGTTCTCCATTATCCATGTCTGCACTTCTGTGTAGTCAGGATAGTAACTGTCAGGCATGAAAGATATCGTCAGTTCATTTTTGTAATAGTCACCGCCCAGCTCGCAGACATTAAATGCGTCAGGCTGCATGATTATCAGGTTTATCTTCTGTTTGTTTTCTATCTTATTCATAACGCAGGATCCTCCACTCCGTTAGCCTCGAATGCTTTCATCCTGTCGATGCAAGTACCACACTTGCCACAAGGTTTATCTCCGCCCTTGTAACAGCTCCATGTGAGTTCATAAGGCACTTTCAATTCAAGACCACGCTTTACTACTTCAGCTTTATTTGATTTCACGAACGGAGCTTCGATCTTGAGTCCGCATCCGCTTCCTAGATTGATCGCTTCGCACATTGCTCTAGTGAATGCTACGCTACAATCAGGATATGCGTTCCCAGCAGCGTCATCTGCGTGTGCTCCATAATAAATAACTTCGCATCCGTTCGAGATAGCTATCGAGGCAGCCACCGACAAGAACAAGCCGTTCCTAAACGGAACATAGGTCGATACAGGCTCCGTCCCTGTTATCTGTTCCGCATAACTTCCTGTTGGTATCTCTACTTCATTCTTCGAGAGTAATGAGCAT